GTGCAACACCGTCTGTGGAGCCCCTCGCTCCGGCACCGGCTGTAAGGTCAACGCGCCCCTCATGATCCTTGGACAGAACCCTCCACAAGACCCGGTACGTGGGTTGCATGGAGCATACCTGCTCCACTACAAGGACGAGTCCATCCGTGGTCCACATGAGAAGCTCGTCCATCGGCTCGTCGCCCACCTTGGGCTGGAGACGAAGCAGGTCTACGCTACGCAGACCGTGAAGTGTCAGACTCCCGACAACGCTATCCCCGGCATGGATGTTGCCAAGCTCTGCTCCATCAAGTATCTGGTGCGTGAGATCGCTGACGTAAACCCGTTGGTGATACTCGCGTTTGGGGACATCGCATGGCGCACACTAAACGAGCGGTTTCCCATATCAGATAATGAATGTGAAACATTCATTATTAAACCCGTAGGTGGCTCCTGCGACATCGACGCTCGCAGGTGGGGCATGATGATCAAAGCTCCGCATCCGTCTACCGTGGTGCGCTTCTGTCAGGAGGATGACTGGCTCAAGCAGATTGGTGAGCAGTACGAGAAGGCGAAGCTGTGCCCCCGTCCGCTCACTCACCGGGAAGTAGCCATTGCCAAGTGGAGGCAACATGCATAACGCGAACGGTCACAAGGTCTACATCGCCACGGGCTACTCCAACAAAGCCGAGCACAACGCCGTGCGAGACGAGTGCTTGCGCTACGGTCTTGAACTCACTCACGACTGGACACTCAAGACGCACAAGCTACCGCTCACTCCGCACGCGTGGCGCACCATCGCCAAGGCAGAGAAGCAAGGCGTCCTACGCGCCGAGCTTATTATCGTGCTGCTCCCCGGTGGAATGGGTACGCACACGGAGCTTGGCATGGCTCTGGCGTGTGACATCCCCGTGCTGATCCATACCACCGACGACGACGTGTACTACACTCGCAACGAGACAGTACCCTTCTACCAACTCGCCAACGTGATCTTCTCCTGCGACGCCAAGTCTATCGCTTGGCACGCTGCTCGTACCCTCAACCGGAAGCAGGAATATCTACCATGAAAGAGCTGATCGCCCTCACCAGTCCTGACGGGACTACTCGTTACTACGACGACCAACAGAACGAGTACTCTGTTACTCACATTCACCTCCGAGCGGAGGTACCTCAAGTTCTGGCCATCGTCTACGAGAACGCCCTGTGGCAACAAGGCAAGTCTCTCTACCAACTCGCTGCCAAAGATGTGGTGTCCTCATGATCCTCGTCATCCTCCACCCGCACACACGCAGCGGAAAGACCCACCTCGCCAAGGGTATCGCCGGTGCGTTCGACGCCCCCTACTACAACGACGTGAACGCCGAGGAACTCCGCGCCCGTCGTCCCGAGATCTTCACTCACATCGGCGCTGGTGATCTGGTCACCATCGTCATCGACTCCAGCTTGAGTAAGGAAGAGACGCACCGTTGCTTCCGCCTCTGCGAGGAGTGGCGCAAGTACACCGAGGTGTGCTACTGCACGCCCGTTCTTCCCGAGACGATCCAGCTTGCTCTGGAGAAGTAATGGCGTCAGACCCAACTGGTCGGACTACCACCCACCAGTCTAAAGACCCGCTTAAGGTCCGCCTTCTGGAGAAGGTGGACTTTCCGCTTGAGTACTCTCACTTGCTCGGCGAGGGCCGTGGCAATGTCCGGTCCTGCTTTGCTCACGCGGACGCTACTCCGTCGCTGTCCTTCAACCCGAAGAACGGAGCATGGAAGTGTCACTCGTGTAACGAGAAGGGGGATGTGTTCTCCCTGTTCGAGAAGGTCAAGAAGTGGTCCTTCCCGGAAGCCTACGAGTACCTGCTCCACAGGTACAAGCTGTACGATGAAGTACGAGCTATGTGGAACGCAGGCAACAAGCACGCGTTCAAGACGTACCCTCTGGTACTTGACGAGTCGTGGAAGAATCGTATTGCACTCAACATGCAAGAGTGGTACGGTGCTCCGGAGCGAGTGAAGTTCATGAAGGACCGCTACGGGCTGGAGCTTGAGACGCTCTACGCCTACAAGATCGGTCTATCCAAACAAGAGCAACGGGTATGGATTCCCGTCTTTGCCAAGGAGAACTCTACTGGCGAGGCCATCAAACCCTTCGTCAATGTACGTAGGCATGACGCGTTCCGAGCATGTGCCGAGTGGCGCAACAAGAAAACCGGAACCTTCCTCTCAAAGAAGGAGATCCCCACTAACGCCAGCGACATGCTCGCTCTTGAGACGAGCCCCGACTCGGAGTACGAACCCAAGTGGGGCGATCGTGGTGGCAAGGTAATCAGCATCAAGAACCACGGGTCTTGCTACCTGTATCCGATGCACGTCATGTTCGACTCACCGGCCATGTACGTGACGGGTGGTGAGCTTAAGGCTCTGCTGCTCATCCAACATGGGTTCCCGGCCGTCACGTTTACTACGGGTGAGAACTCCTACCCTGCTGACCTGCTACCTCTCTTCTTGAAGAAGCGGGTGCGGGTCATTATGGACGTAGATGAAGCAGGTATCCGTGGTGCGAACAACCTTGCGCAAGTGCTCGCCAACAGCGGAGCCATCGTAGAGGTATGCGACTGGGGCGACGACATCATCAAGGCTCTGCCTCCGAAGGGGGACATCACCGATTACCTGCGTCTCGCAGGATGGAACAAGGAGGCGATGGACTATCTGACGTGGCGCTCGGTGGAGCGTCAGCAGGTAGACGAGGATACCATGCTCACCCCTACCTTGGTAGGTGAGCATGTAGACACCGACAATCTGGTAACCATCCCGTTCAACCAACTTGTCAACCCACAGAACCTCAAGAAGTGGGTCAAGGTGAACGGCTTGGTAGCAGGTCGCGGCGAGGCTCCCTTCGCAGTTCCTCGTCGTGTCACTGTCACTTGTGACGTAGGCCGCACGACTGGTAAGCCTCAGTGTGTGGACTGTCCTCTGCCTCGATGCGGGTTCACCCGTAAGGTAGAGTTCACCATCGAGAAGCAGGTCGAGATGCTCGGTGGTGGCGACGAGATGGTGAAGAAGGAGGTGCGTATTGCCCTCGACCTTCCCAAGTGCAACGCCCCTAACTTCGAGACGGAACACTCCGTAATTGAAGAACTCGTCCTGTCTCCGCGTATCGACATGGACCAGAACTCTGGCGTAGACAAGGATGACTTTGAGTATGCCCATCGTAGCGCGCTGGTAATCCGTGAGGAGAAGATCGACCTCAAGGAGAACCAGACGTACATGATGTCCGGCAAGATCATGGCGGCTCCCAAGACGGGGAAGTTTATCTTCGCGGCTCGCAAGTTTGAGAACCTCGAGAACGACATCCTCCACTACCGCCACAACCTCGAAGAGTTCCGTTCCATGCAGCACGAGATGGGATGCGCGGACTATCAAGATCCAGTGGCTTCCAAAGCCGCTCTCAACCAGATCGTGACGGACATGCGCGAGCACATCACCAACATCTATGGTCAGGACGACATGATCCAGACCGCTCTGTTGTCCATGTTCGTACCGTTCCAGTTCTCGATCAAGAACGTTCGGTGTGAGCGAGTGTGCCCGGCGTTCATGATCCTCGGCGACACCAACACGGGCAAGAGCACCGTGGTCAAGGCTATGATCCGTCACTACGGAGCGGGACGCTATGCTACGATGGAGTCGCAGGCTACGTTCGCTGGCCTCGTAGGTGGCAACTACAACTCGGGTCGGAGTAACACGTTTACGTGGGGCCTGCTACCTACCAGTCACCGGGGCTTCGCTGCTCTTGACGAGATGGGTGAGATGCCTTTGGAGATTCTCGCTGGCTTGAGCAACCTGCTTACCAACGGGATCGCCGAGCGCACTACTGTCTCCGGAGTGCGCAAGACGTTGGCCAACGTTCGCCTCCTGTACATGTGCAACCCTCGCGGAGCCAAGCCGTTGGGCTCGTACAGCAATCCTCTTGATGCCGTCATGGGTGTCATGGGTACTGTGCAAGCGATGGGTCGGCTGGAGTTTGTACACGTCCAGCAGCGCAAGGATGACGCCTCGTTCTTCAATCAGAACCGTACCCCGTCCGGCCCGCTGCTCTACACCAAGGAGCTTGCCCGTGCTCACATGCGCTGGGCGTGGGCCGCGAAAGAGTTTGTGTTCGTGAACACAGACTTCCTGTATGAGAAGGCTACCGCCCTCGTACACAGGTTCGGTCAGAACGGACTCCTGCTCGCAGCGCAAGCGAGGTTCAAGATCGGTCGTCTTGCTTGTGGACTGGCCTTGCTTACCATGAGCAGTCACGACGCTACCAACGTGATGATCTATGACCACCATGTACAGATGGCGTATGACATGTTCGTTACCTCCTACGGGGATGGTAGCGCCGAGACTCCGCAGGCAGGAGTGTTGCACCCGCAGATCGTTGGTCTGCTCAACAGGTTCCCTCGGTACATGAACCTCCGGTTCCTTGCGACCAGTGACAACTGGAACAAGGCGGATATGGACGACGCCATCGGAGAAGAAGCGTCAGGCGATCTCATCAGTCTGTTGCAGTTTACCCTCGGGCTCATTACCCGTAGGGGTAGCAACTATTGGGTCAGGAATCCGAAGCTCCTTGAACAACTTGAGGAGTACATCACAACACGCGAGCGAGGTGAGCGATGAACAAATATAGAATAGTCCGCATGGTACACAACTGCACCATAGACGTAGAGGAATGGACCTTGGGCCAATGGTTCGACGTGAAGTACCTTCCCTTCTACATGAAGGAGTCGGTAAATCGTTCTGGTGAGATCAAGTGCGGGTTCTACTCTGTTGAGCCACAGCACACTGACGATGCCGAGCGTCTGGTGGAGGAGGCATTGTCATGATTAGCATGAAAGCCAAAGGTGGCACCAGTATCCATCTGTCATTCTCTGTTAGGTGGTATGGCAACCACTGGACATCGTACTCTCTCTGCAAGGGAAGGTTCTCCGAGCAACGTGACGTACTACGTCCGAAGTTTAGGATGGGAGATACATGGTGCCATGTGTGCGAGGGTGTATTCAATGGGTGGGTCAAGTCATGAGCCTCACCCTCGCCATCAGCATGGCCTACCAAGATGGGCACACGGTCCTCACCAAGAGCGATGCGCAGTTCTATGCTCGCAAGAACAACATGCGCTGGACTCAAGCGGAGATTGATAACCTCACGGCCGACGGAACCGTCGTGCGGGTGGGCGCGGATTATGGGCTTTCAAAGCACCTTTATTCGGAAGCCCGTATCGTCGTCGCTATGGCCCCTACCTTGCCCCACAATCAACGTAAGGCGCGCACCCTGCCTACCCCTGTGCTTGGTAGCCAAACGTCCAGCCTATCCACAAGCCAGCTTAAGGAAACGGCACTCCTGCTAACGGCGTTGGGAACCGGCGGGGTAGCGACGTTGACGGGCCGCCCGGGATCGGGTAAGACGTATCTCACAGCGAGGCTGATTGAGGTGATCAAGGCAGCAGGTATCAGTGTAGCTTGTTGCGCTCCTACCGGCAAAGCAGCGAGCGTGCTGTCCCTCAAGGTAGGGTGCGAGGTTACCACCATCCACCGTCTCATCGGCTACCGGCCCGGTCAGTTGTTTGTAGAGAACCCCATCCACGCCGACGTGGTAGTGGTAGACGAAGCTTCGATGATTGACTCGTTCATGATGGCGAACCTGCTGGAGTGTTGCCGTGACCACGTCAAGTTCGTCCTGCTCGTAGGCGACCCGAACCAGCTACCTCCTGTAGAAGCGGGCTGCCCCTTCCTCGACCTTACTCGCGCGGAGACAATCACTCATGCACATCTATCTGAGCCTCAACGACAAGCCGAAGGGTCAGGTATCCTTGCGCTGGCCAATGACTTCATGGACGGTCTTGTGGGACCTCGATACCCGAACGTCCATCTGTTCAAGCCAGCAGACATATACCGAGAGGCGGTTGATCTCTACTGTTCGGATCGAATCTCCAAGCGGTTCGGTCTGGACGATGTGCAGCGACAGGCACTTCTGCTTTCACCCGTCAAGAAAGAGAAGTTCACCGTAAGCACGGAGAACTTGAACACCACCATCAGTCACCGTCTCCATCCCGACCGGAACATCAACAAGCTCAAGTTCACCACCAACGACAGAGTGATGTTCACGGTCAACGACTATGGACATGGCTACGTCAATGGGGAGATGGGAACGTTGGTGGCGTACAAGCCGAAGGGCAGACTCGCTCACATCGTCAACGACAGTGGCAAGGACTACAACCTCGAGGACTACAACCTTGCCTACAAGTGTGAGTGGGCCTATGCCCTTACTGTCCACAAGAGCCAGGGGAGTGAATCAGAAGTAGTAATACTACTTCTCGATAAGCAAGCCCGCTTCATGTACACGAAGAACCTAATCTATACGGCGATCACTCGGGCCAAGAAAGAGTTGATCATCATGGGAGACTGGCAGCTTCTCGTTGACGCGGCTAAGAAGCCAGAGGTCAGGCACACCGCGCTGTCTTGGCTGCTTGAGCATCTCGACGTGGCGGAACGGATTTGTAACGACAATGGCACAGCAGACTTGTCTGCATTTGTTAATGGACTCACATGAACCTTTGGGATATTCTACATGCACGAGGTAAGCAAACTACGGATACGCAGCGTGTTCACGAAGCTGGACCTGTCGATGGTCCCGTGCCGGTCGCACCGCTCGTTGAGCCCGAGCCTGTTCTTGCAGGAGGAGGTGGAGTTCTTGGAGCCACGGGTGCCGAAGGAACTATTCCATCTGGATCTGGAAGCGATGCTGCTGAACTACGAGATGTGGTACAGGTGGGAGAAGGAGAACCCGGAGGATGGGGAACTCCTGACGTTGAACATCGGGAGCGTAAGTTCTACGATCAGATGCCCGACGAATCCCAAGACGCCTATATGCTACGTTTGCAGACGCTCACTGGATCTGTTCACTTTCAGCCTCAAGGACGTACACGGTCTGCCAAGAGGGTTCTGCCCGTTACACGTATGGGAGAACGGGGTACGCAAGGAGTACCCGTCAGCGGTCAGCGAAGCAAAGAGGAACAATCAGAAGCCTCCGACAGAGGACAGCTACCTCGCAGCGCGACGCTCTTCTACAGTCCGCCAGTGGAACAGGGAGGACGCGCTCTGGTGGGAGAACCAGAAGGCGCTCAGCACTCCAAGGTACTTGAGTTGGCTGGAGAGACAGAAGGATGCACAGGGGATCTTACTCTCCCAACCCTCACTGTGACCAGTATGCTGGTTGGCAAGTCTCCTACTACAGTGGTAGAGGGGTACTTTCCGCCGTTGGCGCAGGGAGCGCCTGGCATTGGGCCTCGCCCCGACATCGAGGAGTACGAGTCTACATTCGAGATCGATCCGTACTCTGAACGCGCCTTCGAGCAAAGCTGGCTTGCCCCTACCGAGTCACTCATCGCTCGGATGGGAGCCAAGAGCCAGCTTCGTACTTGGTTGGTGCAGAACTTCCCTCCGTGTCACACCTACGTGGAGCCGTTCGGCGGGTCGTTCAAGGTGCTACTCTGGAAGCCAACGGCGAACAAGATTGAGATCATCAACGACATCGACGCCGACCTTGTTCACTTCTTCCATTGGGTCTGCCACGACCCCAAGCGTCTGGTCAAGACGATCAACTCCGTACCTATGCACGAGGCGGTCATCCTTGGTATGCGTAAGGGGCTCATCAAGCAGGAGCTTCATGGACTGGAGCGGGCCGCTGCGTTCTACATCAGCAACTCGTCTGCGTTCAATGCCAAGGCGGCGCTCACCAACTACGCGAGCAGTCCGCACTCGTTGATGAATATCAAGATCAGCGAGAAGCAAGTGCTACTGGTAGCGGCCCGCTTGGATAAGGTGGACATGCGGAGCACCGACTTCCGCCGGGTAATCAACTCCGCGAACAAGGATCTACAGCCGGACAAGTACCCGCCCGGGGGCGTTTTCTTTTACTTGGACCCTCCCTATTGGGGGACAAGTGGTTACGTTAGTAGCCAAGGTGCCAGCACCTTTGGATGGAAGGAGCAGGTCGAGCTTGCCGACTACTGCAACTCCATCGACGAGATAGGTAACAAGTTCATTCAAACAAACTCGGACCACGCTGACTTGATGGACCTGTATGGGAGCTTCAAGCGACCAGACGGCACCAACAAGTTCTTCGTGGTACGGCGCGACGTGTACTACTCGTTGGCAGGTAAGGGCGAGGATCGCGGAGACGCCGGTGAGTTCGTGATCAGCAACTTCCCTCTGGATCAGAAGGCCAAACAGAAAGGACTATTCTCATGAATCAAACTCTACAAGAACTTTGTACGGCGTATGTCCAGCGTCTGCGCTCCGAGGCAATCGCTATGGTATACAACGACATCTGTAGCAGCGGCAAGAACATTTGCATCGCTACGCAAGATGGCCGCTATACTACAGTACTCATCTCTCACAGAGAAGTTATGACGTGTGGTGCACATGAGCTTCTCGACCTGATCCAAGACAGGCTGGATGCTGCAATGAAGATCCTCTTACCTCCGTCTACCAAAGATTTCCTCAGTGACATCATGGCTGACTACTACAGGAGTGTGCTATGACCTACGACGAAGCCGTCTACTTCCTCCGCAACGCCAGCAAACCGAATGATACTCGTGAAGCATCTGACGTAGCGGTGTTGCTCAACCTTCAACATCGTCACCAGCGCCTTCGTCCCGAGGGGAACGGTCCTCAACCAAGGCAACACTGTGGTAATGAACAAGCTCGACTTCTACGAGAACATGCCGGAAGGGCCATTCTCACTTTGGTGGGTGAATAAATGACCCACCTTCGCATCATCCCCGCCATCGACCGGAGCAAGAAGTACACAGTACCTTGCCCGAAGTGCCTCGCACCCAAGGGGCACTATTGCGTCAATCTGTACAAGGGTAAACATATGAACATCCCCCACATTGAGAGGAAGGTAACATGAACGAGAAGATGCGCGAGGTAATGCGCGTAGGCGGCGACATGAAAGAAGCTATGGCGAGAGACGTAGCGAACCATATGCGAGCCGTGCTTGAGAACATCGTGCACAGGCCAGTAGTTGACTCAACACCAATAGGAGTATCTATGAACGACGACATCGAAGCCCGCAAGATCGACCTACGCAACGAGATGCTCGCAGAGGCATGGAAGCGTAGGTTTCCCAACGACGTAGAGCCTACCCATGAGGAGTTAGAAGCGTTCTTCTCCGGGCTGGTGAAGGTTGCTTCTCCAGGTGGGAATAGGAGACAGCGCCGTGAACGAAACTGACTTCAACTTCGTGTTCCTTGCCTCCTGTACCGCCACCTATGGTGACCGCTACTGGCTGCGTAAGACGCACATGGACCAGTACACGGGCTCCGGCACGGGTGACTTCGTTGGTCACATACAGGGCAAGCACGTAGAGATTGAGATGAAGGTGAAGCCTAACCGGCCGTCGCCCGAGCAGATCAAGTCTCTGAACAACGTGCGTCGTACTGGAGGCTTTGCTGCCTGTGTGATCTACACCCCAGAGTGCAGCTACCTTGTCCTCCCGGAGCAATGCAATCCATTCAGCTATCGAGACTCTGCTCGGTGGCTTCCGCTTCCGCACTACTCGATCCCCACACGCGAGGGCAAGAAGGCTACCCGCCTAATGCTCACCGCACTTTCAATCGCACTTGGAGTCTGAAATGAAACTCAATGTCAAATGTACGCAACTGGAGTTCGGAGGAGAACTGCTCCCCGCATGGATGGTCGAGCTTCCATGGGGAGACAAGAAGATGCTCTCCCAGAGCCAGTTCGACGAATGGCTCAACAAGAGCGTGGACCTCACCGTGCCGCCAACCGCCATGAGCATGGCAGAGAAGATCGCGCTTGCAGAGAAGAAGGCTCTACGCGAAGTGGTGGTGATCGAGACGTTCGTGGAGGCCACCGAGCCACCCCGCTACAACGAGGACGACGCGATCAAGAAGCTCGGATTGCAGATCCCTGCTGGCATCCCGGGCGTGCTCGTCAACAACGAGGCTGGCCCCGATGGCGGCATGATGGGTTTGCAGGAGGCGAAGGAGTTGTCCGACCTATTCTGCAACTCACGCAACCGGAGCACGCAGATCAGCGTCGTCAAGAAGTTCCTCCCCACGAGCCTGCACCACTTGATGACCATCGCTTCTGTGATGGACCGCAACCTGCGTATGCAGATCGCGCTCATCCAGTCGGAGAACTTCGGCGAGCGCGGACGGGGTAGCATGATCCCCGGCGGCTGGGCAGAGTTCGTTGACTACCAGTACAAGGGAGAGCAGGTCGCCGTCATGGAAGCAGCCGGGATCAAGATCGAGCAGCGCGACGTGACCGGCGACGACAACCTCGAGGTGCCCGATTGGGAGCGGTCGTTCGGCGTGGACGACCTGAACTCCAAGTGGGCGTCGATCAAAAAGTAGTCAGTGTCAGTCAACAATCAACAAAGAGAATCAATCATGACCAGAGAAGAACTCGCCAAGAACATCTACAACGACTGGACGCAGCTTGGAGGCTGGGTGCCGTGGGTTGACGGAGGAAACAGCCTCATGCAGGACAAAGCCCGTGACGAAGCAGCCAAGCAACTCCCGCTGGAGCAGCGTTCCGATTGGGAGCCGTGGCAGCAGCGCGTCATCGACGAGAGCAAGGATCTGTCCGAGAAGATCCAGAAGCTCGGGTCTTACATCTTCAACGGCAAGCAGGACCACGTCAGCGACATCGACTTCAATCTGCTCGTGGAGCAGATGAAGCACATGAACGGCTACAGCATCGTGCTTCGCGACCGCATCGCGCGCTTCAACCTGGCGTCCGCTTAGAAGCTGAGCCTCCCGCTCTTCTTCGACTGGCGGTAGCGTCCCATGTTCGGGGCGCTACCGCTATCTACATCTTGGATGCGTTGCAGGAGGTTGCTCAACGCGTCGATGCGCCCCTTGTTGATATAGTATTTGCCAGTAGTAGTATCCGTCTTGTACGCAGAGATACCGAGGAAGTTCTTGGAGAGTTGCCAAGTATCCAGTCCCTTGCGAGTCTCGCCATCCATCTCGTAGACGGTCTTGAGCAGGCCAATCATCCTACCATGTGGGATCTTGTTCATCACCCAAGCCATCGTAGGGTTGTTGATGCTCGCCTTCTTGACTCCTGCCTGTGCGGGGCTGTAGCCCACAATCTCCTTGAGCCAAGCTGGGCTGGATGCCCACTCGTCTGCGTTAGCTGGAGCGTCCAGATCCCTACCAGTGTAGAAGTCCCTCTGTACGAGAACCTCGGCAATGCGCATAGGAACGAACGACCCTCGTGAGGCGATGTGCCTCAAGAACTGATCGGAATCGTTGTCCGCCCCCGGGAGTACGGCAGACATCATAGCCGAGGCGTCCTCCAAGGCAGAGCCGAAGCCGGCTACGTTGACTACGGAGCCCTTACGCTTCTTCTCCGGGTCTGACAAGAACTTGCCAACCACGTCCCAATCTTTCGCCTTGGCGTAGAGGGATGAGTTCTTCGACGTAAGTGCGAGCTTCTCGTCCAAGCTGTCAGGCATGTCCTCTGGGTCTACGTGGGCAGAACTGTTCCAGTCTTTGAAGAACTTGAATACCGTGGCAATCTTACCTGGGTCTTCGAGCGTCTGGAACGCGGTATGCCTCAGCGCGAGCTTCGTCCAACTGTAGAACGGGATTGCGCGCCGCATGAATCTACGCTCGAATACCGACATCGAGTGGTAGTTGTTCATGTGACGGTAGACCTGCTCAGCGGCTTCCGACGCAGAGCCACTACGCTTGAACTCGTTCATAAACAGAGCCACTCGGAACGGCATCTCAGTAGCTGCCTCGCCCGGACGGATGAAGGGTTTCCAGTCCGACTGGAGCAGACCTGCTACGCCACGCTTGCCCGCTACGGGGATACCTCTCCCTTTGATGCCAAGTGCTACTGCACCCATAAGAGCAGAGTACTCGGCGAACTGGTTGTCTTGGTCAAGGAGGCCAGCGTTTACGCCAGCCTGACCAACCACAGCACCACCAATGCCACCAAGAGTTGCTCCAGCCATGACGCCATTGAGGGCTCCCTTGAAACGAGTAGCGACCGGCATCGCACCGAACATCTCGCTCGATTGCATACCGTGATGGATGCCACGAATAGACATCTGCTCGTCAAGCTCGCGCAATGTCATACTGCGGCCTGAGCGAGCAGTAACTACACGGTCCCCGAAACCCTCCAAGAACTTCTTGGTACGGGGGACGGACCAGCCGAACAGCTTGTCACCCTCTCCGTAGCGGAGCAAGCCATAGGCTACTCCGGAGAGCATGTCTGCTCCGTTGGAGAAGCCATCCGTAGGATCGAGGAAGTCTACCCCGGTGCGCAGAGCGGTAGTTTGAGCAGCCTGCAATGCGTTACGTCCGTAGTAACCTGCGAACGGCAGAGTCATCTGCAACTTGAGGTAGTTCTGAAACGCATCCATGTTTCTGATTGCGGAACGTGCCCACTCCGACATACCTTCCGGCAAATCTGGAGCTTCCAAGTCCTTCAAGACTTTGGCCACTCCTTCTGGGATGTAGACCTTGTGCGTGATGGTCTTGGACTCCAATCGGTTCAGACCAGTCTGTACGATTGGTGGTGCGTCAATGCCACGAGCGAGGCGATGCTGATCCTCAATGGCGGCTGTCAACTGGTTCTTCAAGCCTACGTCATCAGGCGAGGCTGCGGACGCTTCACGGAGGCGGCGAACCTTATCAGCCGGAGTGAGCTTATCAATGATGTTGGGCTCACCGAGGATACCAGACGACGTAACTCCGTCGGTAGTGGCTTCCGCGTTGCGCGTCTTTGCAAGCTCTGAAAGGTGCTCGCGCTGCGCCTTGTTGAGTTCCTTACTCTGCTTGAGCAGGTCAGCATAACTGTCACCTGCTGGAGTCAACGACTTGACCTCTGCCTGCGTAGTCTTGACCTGAGCCTTGACTTCCTTCACACGCTTGCTGATGACCTTGAGCTTAGCGGCTGCGTCCTTGTAGCCTTCAAGACCACGCTGTGCGATCTTGAACTCGCGGGCAGCAGTCTCAGCAGCAATCTCACGCTTGCGAGATTCAAGAAGCTCGTCGAGTAGCTCCTTCTTCTTGAGCGCGGCGACGTGGCCCTTGAGTGCCTCATTGACGCGAGCACGTTTATCGTTGATGAAGTCAAGTGCTCCGCGACGACCTTCGAGGGCGGCCGTACCCTTCTCTGTGGAGTGGGGAGCGCGGGTGGTAGCGGAGACAGCAGCCCTGTCTACAAGCAACATCTCCGCATCAGCAATCTCACCAGGCTCAGGCTTGATGCGCCTCGCCACCTGACTCGTCTTGTCAAGCACACCCTCAATCGTAGACACGCCACGGTCGAGGTCGTTCATCTCTGGCAGGAAGTTACCTTGGTACTTGCGCGTAGACGTGAATGTCCACTCAACGAGCCTGTCTGCTGCACGAGCATCGTACTTGCGCTGACGGCCAGTACCTTTGGTTGCTGCGTCAACAAGCTCTCCAGCATGATTGAGCGTTGGGCTTGCGTGCGTGTACTGCTCCAAGCTGTCGAGGATAATGTCCACGTCTGCTTGGTACTGGACACCGTTCTTATGACCGAGCATGATGTAGGAATGTTGCGCGATATTCTCTGATGTGAACCCGAGTTTGGCGTAGATGGTATCCAGATGGTTCAGGTCAGTAGCCAACGGCTCTGCTGTGTCCACAATGTTGCCAATCATTCGTCGTGTTGCGTGAGCAAGCACTACCAGAGACTCCGGCAACTGCGGCACAAGGTTCTTGAACTCGAACCCTGTGCTCATGTTGGCAAGCGCCTTCTTGATCCCAGCCGCCTTGCCGGAGGTGATCCATTGCGCTTCACGCGCATGGTGGGTCCACGCCGCCATGACACGCTGCTCTACATCCGGGATAAACCCGGTCAACTGAGAGTCCAGATTCTCCATTGTGAACCGATGGAACCCTTGCAGTAGACCTACTGCACGGTTGACATCACCTTTGGTTCGACCTACGGAGGTAGCGAAGATGTCCTTCCACTTCTCATGCTTCGGGTCAGCAAACATGTTCATCATGGTTTCGACCGGAAGCTCATCTGCCAGTTCCGGGGCGTTGTCAGTCATCGACGACAACTTGCCGGGATTGAACTTGAACCGATCCGGGATGGGAGAGTTGAGCCCATCTGCGCCAGCCTTGTAGTGAAAGCGGGCAGCCTCGTTGTAGAGGTTGTCGCCAACACGCTCGGTAGTTTTCTTGCTCAAGAATCCAAGCAGATTCCTGTTGTAGAACAGGTCACCTTCCTTGAACCCGAGCTTGGACAGCGCCCCATTGCGAGCAGCATAGACCTGTCCGATGTTCATGATCTCATTCGGCCCATCGGAAATGCGACGAATCATGCCGACCACTACATTCTTAGCGGCACTATTACCCACGAACGAGGCGTGAACAATCGCTTGCGGGAGGCTGTACTTCTCCATCACGTACTTGAACAGGTCGCCTTTGGCAACCATATCAATAGACGCCCGTTGACGACGCTTGAGGATCTCCAGCGGGTCCGTGATGAAAGCACCTGTCCCGTAGATGTCCTCACCCTCTGCGATGGAAGCGATAGCCCGGTGCTTGATGTACTTGTTCGCCTGACCAGAGAGAATCTCTTGGCCGTTCTTCTCCATGATCTTCGTGTACATGCGCTTTACGCCGGGAGAGGCGATATGGGTCACGTAGTCCTCGATCTCCTCCAACGGATAGCCAGCGCCCTTCTCGTACTCGGCGATGTCGTCAAGCCCCTTACGGAAGGCAACGATAGCTGCCTCTGTGGCGTCGTCGAACACATCGTCGAATACGCCAGCAGCGCGGCGCTCTACAGAGGTGACAATCTGGCTGCGAGACTTCTCCGTAAACAGACCTGCCTTCTCGAAGATGGACTCGAAGTGACGAGTCTTTGCTGCCATGAGTTGACTTGTGCCAACTTGCATGAGTTGAATCTGCTGGTTGATCTCAGCCGGAGCTTGCCAACCCTTGTCGAAGTTGTCGAACAGCCACTCCATCGGCTTCGCCACAATGGACGGAGCCGAGATGACCTTGTTCTTACCAGCGAGGAATCGTTGTGCCTTGTTGATGTCGTAGACACCACGCTCCTTCGTGAAGAAGGTAGCCGTCTCTTGAAACATGTCATCGACGCCGTAGCCTGCGAACTTGCGTACTTTGTTGCCAGCTACAGCGCCGAGCTTGTCAGCGTTCTTGACGATAGTTGCACGGGCAGCTTCACCTGCTGGAGCGATCACTCGCTTGATCTTGTTCCACTTCGTACCGTTGGAGATCTGGGCAAGGTACTCCTTCTGGAGTGTCGGGAAGTTCTGTACCAGATGATCCGTGATCTTCGCATACTGCGCGGCGACGAGCTTGCCATCAAGGCCGCCGTGTGCGAGGACTTCTGCGTGCAACTGTGGCGACAGTCGTTGAGCAGCGAAGTCAAACATCGCCTTGCCGAACGGCGTCTGTGTGAGAGTCTGCCCCGCACCTACGAGCTTCTCTGAACCAGATGCGGCACGCGCTCCTTGAGATACGGTAACCTTGGCACCAGCAGAGCTACCAAGCGTCAGGTAACTTGTGGGGTCAAGAGCGATGTCGGCCACGAGCCCAAACGTGAAGTTGGCTGTGTCCTCGTCGAGGCCGAAGTAGTTGTTGTTGAACACTCCGTTCTCGTCGAACAGTTGAATGAAGGACTTCTTGTTGCGCCATGCGTCGCGGAAGGCTCCAGTAGAGAAGCCAACTGACGGGGCAAGCAAGCTGTCAGAGTAAGCGTTGTCCTTCGCGCCCTCCGTAGCTCCGTGTGCGACAGAAGCTATGAAGTGGTTCGGCATGAGGAACACATCACCGAGCCCCTCCAAGAAGGAACCAGTGTTGTTCTCGTTCTTCTGGCCGGTGAGCTTTTGCAGCCACGTAGAGTGATCTGTACCTTTCGCTTCGGCGTATTCCTCTGACGAGATTACGCCCTGCGCCTGCGCCTGCTGAAGCTCCCAATCCTTCTGCGCGTACTGGTGCTTCTGTGCCCGCAGATCCTCTACGCCAATGATACCATCATCGGGATGATCGTTGAAGCCAAAGCCAGAACGTGAGAGGACACGACGATTTGCCTCGTCAGAATCGTAGCGGCTACTATATGGCATTACCCTTCCTCGCCTACGAGTGAGCCGTCAGACTCATCGTACATGGATGATTGTTCCTTGTGGATCATGCTGGCCTCGAAGTAAGCAATGACGGCTTCCTTCATGTTGGCCGGGATACCATCACTCTTCATGACGGCATCCCTCATCTTGCTTGTAGCGTCCTGCACTTGAAGGTCGCGCATACTGCCACGCCCTTCGTTTGGTAGGGCAAGGTAACGCGCCATAGCTGCGTTGCGATCAAGCTCAATCTGGTTGATGTCAGCCATGCCGACCTGACTGAACTTGGTTGTGTCCAACTCCTGCATACCGGAGTACTCATCTACTGGACCTTCGACAGCAGTAAGCTCTGTCACCGTGTACTGCTTGCCATCTTTCGGTGGCGCGAGACGACCTGCCATCTCACCAGCGGACTGAGCGGTGGCCTGCCTACGGATGAGTGTCTCCTTGTCCTTGAGGAGAGCCTCTACACCGCCGGGACGCAGGTGACGCTGAATCTCCTGTCTCGCAACAGCTTGCTCCTGTGCTGACAACTGCGGGACGTTAGCCTCGCCAGTGACGCGACCACCGTACTGCGACACTAAAGCCTCTTGGACCGCGGCGTTCATATCCGTGATGTTGCCAGTGACGGGGTCGGTGTACTTAGCCTTGGCCTCTATGACAGACGTGAGCTTCTGCTCGTTCGTGAACTGACGCTCCTGCAAGGAGTTCTGCTGACGAGCTACCTCGTTGTCCACCTTGATGTTGTACCGCTGTGTGCGTTCGCCCTCGGCTGCAATGTGGAGTTCCTTCTTGCGGGTACGAGAGTTCTCCTCGGAGTCGTGCGCCTTCTGCTTGACAGACTCGTCTGCCTTGAACATGGTATCGTACTTCATACGATGGTTCGCCATCGTCTCCTTGAGGTTCTCCAACCCAAGAGTATGGTTGCGATCAAGCTGGTTCTGCTCGTTCATATTCTCGAGTTGCTCGATCCGGAACGCCAAGTCCTGATCGTACTCGCGGACCTTCTCCTCATAGTCTTGGTCGTAGCGGCGCATGTCCTCATTGTACTGCTCGCCTTGGGCCTTGCCTTTGAAGGCTCCAGCTACGCCAGAGACGACGGACGAGATAGCATCGGGCTTGTTGATGACGGCGGTGGGCATGTTAGTATCCCAGGTAGTCGCGCTTGTACGCGTACAACGAGTTGTAACCAGAGTTCAAGAACGCTGCGTAGTCCTCTGGTGAAAGACCGGAGGCAGCAACGTCTTGGTTGTACTTGTTCGGTTGAAGCTGATGAGCCACGCCCATAGCACGAGGCGTGTAGGCGTTGAGAGCTTGCTGTGCAGCTTCTCCGCGAGGGTCGGTGGTCACGACAGGCGTTGACGGCATACCAGACAAGTCGCGAGTCATCTGCGCGGGAGGGCGCTCTGCTATGGGTGCAGGCCACGGAATACCTCCAAAGGCCGGTTTGTTGAGCGCTGCACTTATGGAGGCCGTCTGCTGGTAGCCCGGCTTGTTGAAGTCGTATGCTGGTACGGCCTCCCCCGGATCACTCGTAGGGTACTCGGTCATGTCGAACACTTGCGAGTTGACACCTGCTTCTGTCGAACTCACCCCATCGTCAAACGCTGGGATAGAGATCAACTTGTCAGCATCTCCCGTAGCCGCGGCTGTCTCGGGAGAGACGTTGTAGACAGTTCCAGACGGTGCGACAACGGGTACACGCGGGGCACGGGCAGGGGTGTTTCCCGGGCCGGAAACCGGGGTAGACGGGCGTTTCACAGGGCTAACCGTAGCCGTGGAAGGGGCGACGGTGGGCGCGGTAGACGGGGCAACGGCGGGCGCCTGGACGGGGTAGGCCGCCCCGCCCGCATAGACAGGAATCTCTGGGGTAGGGGCGTAAAGCACGGGAGGCTGCGTGGCAACGCCGTTACCTTGTGCTTGCAGCACGTTGGAGTCAGCACCCCACCACGATCCCTCTGACGTAGCAGGATCTTGCCACACATTCGCTTGCGCCGCCTGTACGTCAGCCGGGTCAGCCTGTGCGTTGGGGTACGCAGAGCGACCCTTCTTCATGGTCCCGTACATGGCGGTAGCTTGGCTCAGGTCACCCCACATCTGGGAGCGATCTTGCGGCGCGGCGTTGTTGGCAAGAGCCTGTGCGACCTGGTACTCTTGCAATACCTGTGCGCGACGACCCTGCTCCGCCTGCTGGGCAGCAAGGAACATGCCCGGCTTCTCGGCGCTTGCCTGCATGGCTTGGTCGCGAGAGGTCTGTTGTAAGAGTCCAGCCGTAGCGGCTCCAGTCAGGTTGCCGCGAGAGGCCGCCTGCTGGGCCTGCAAGGTCTGGTCCTGATTGCGGACAGCGTTGGACAGAGCGGCTTGGCTCAAGAAGCGGTCGTACTGGTCACGGGAGTTCAGGTCACGGTTGAGCGCGTCCTGCTGCTCGGCGGCGATTCTTGCCTTCTCCTGATCCTTGCCTGTGGTGTAGCCACCGACCATAGCTCCACCAATGCCGCCGATGAGTGTACCCCACGGGCCGAACGATGAGCCAGCAGACGCACCGCTCGCAGCCCCAGAGCCAATACCACCGATCCAGTCGGAAGCATTGTACTTGTAGTCGGTTGCTCTGGTGGCTTGGTAGTTGCTACGGGACATTGTCGAACTCCGCATTACTGCTGTCGTCGATGTAGGCAGTCTCGCGACCATAGTAGAACTCTACTGTGACGGCCGCGTTCTCCCAAAGGGAGAGGAGGTTCGGATGCTGGATTTCAGGGATGAAACCTCCACCTCCGATAGGTGGTTGGCTCGCTTGGTTGGCGGTATTATTGTATACCGTGATCCATCGGCTGTCAAGGTTCATATCGGTAGGAAAGGCAAGGTTGTAGCGCCAATGCCCGGGATTCCACACTGTCGAGTTATTCTCGGTGAAACCCTTGATACCTCCATCTCGGTACTTAAAGGAGAAGTTGTAGTCTCTTCCACCAAGGAGAGGTACTTCTCCAGTGAGCTTCATGAGTGTACGTTGCGATGTGTAGTACGTCTTCTCACGAATCTTCTTCCAACTCACATATGGAGCCATCGCGCCGTTGGAGCCGATGAGGTTCGGATTCGAGTTGATGAAATCTGTGCCGAGAACGGGGTTGGTGTCCACGAACAAGCCAACTCTGCTCATGTGAAACTCGCGTTTGTTTACGACACGCTCAAGATCCTCTGCGGCTGTGTAACCGTGAGTGAACCAGTAGAGTTGGTGGAAGTTGAGAGAGCCTTTCGCCGATCCTCGAACGCGTGCTACGCAAGGTTCCTTGACGTAAACCTTCTGACTTGCACCCGGAATGGTGAGCCAGAATGAGAAGCACAGGTCGTCAGAGAACCTGTTGATGGGCCAATACGCTGGAGGCCAGCCCGGGATACCTGCGCTGGTGAGTCCATCCTCCTGCCACTGGTAGTACAGGCTTGGACCGGGCTTTCCGAGCAACTCCATAGCGATGTTGCGCCAGTCGTTTGCGGTACTGTCTATCATAGGAGGATCAAACGTCGTGCCGCACCTGTATGTGACATCGAGCACGCCGTTGAGCGTGGACATCCCATTGACAAGCAGCGGCTTGGCGAAGCTCGTTGACGAGGTGACACGTCCGCCGGTATATCGGAGGATGTGGTAGCGATTGAATGTGTTGGCGAAGTCCGCCGCGACGAGGCCACAACGGATCAAGTCCTGCAACGTCTCAAAGTTGTCATCGAAGATGCTGACTTTGAGGGTATCGCCGAGTGCAGTAAAGGTGACAGGCATTAGGCGTTCTCACGAGCGTTGAGTTCGATGATGGCCCATGCGTAGGACTCGTAGATGATCCCCTCGCCGGCGTCATAGTTGACACAGTTGGAGTCCAGCATCACACAGTAGGCGTTGTTGACAGTCGCGTTTCCCATCGCCGGAGAGCCACCAAACGTCGCAACCAACTGGATTGCATGGTCACTCGGCGTGTTGATCGGAAAGTAGTTGGCAGCACCAGTGAGATAGTGCTTCTGCTTGATGGTACGGTAAAGAGGCTTAGCATCCCCACAGCTATTACCAAGCCACCGGATAGTTGAGTCAATCGCAGTCCATGTAGCTCCGCCATCGGTGGATCGTCCGATGCAAGCTCGAGTAGGGCGACTGTAAGGAGCAGGCTCCTGAGCGCCGGTACAGCCCACCATTGCTTGAACATGGACACGCATCTCCGTGTTGCTTGACGCTACGTGCTTGACTACTGCGTTGGTGGCGTACCACCCAGCGTAGCTCACGTTGATTACCGTCAGCGGATCTTTGTCGCACATGAGCGCGATCTTGACCGGCTCTTTGATGTGACGGTACTCGATGGCAGTAGGCTCAACTGTACGAGTCAGCAACTTGGTAGTGTTGACGAACGTAGTGAGTGCGGTAAAGCGAGCTTCAAGCTCAGCCTTGAGTACCTTTACGGAAAGTTTGTTGGCGTACATGCTAACGCAGCACCTTTCGCAGATTTACCGCGCAGGAGGTAACCTTGAACTTTCCGATGCTTACGACTACTACTGACAGGCGACCACGACCGTTGAGTCCTACGAACCCAATCTGGTTTCCGAGCGTGAGCCCGTAGCTGTTGCTGAACGGAGCGCCGTCAAGAGGAACCTCGGTAGCCGGGTCGAGAGCCGGGTCGAGGTTTGTCTTGTAGTTGTATCTGACGAGTTGGTCAACCTCAATGAAGTCCTCGCCAGCATACAGCGGCATACCATCAAGAGTCGGTACCGCCATGATCATGTTGCTGGCGGCGGCAGATCCTACCTCCACCTTGATTGACCACGTAAGTACACCTTCAAAGAAGGAGTCGTCACTCGTTACGTCGATGGTAGTAGCGACGATTGCGTACCCCATGTCCGGCACAATGAAGCTAAGAGAGGAGCCGAAGTTGGCTTGGTACTCCTCCCAACTGTCGATGTCGAAGGAAGCGCGAGTGAACTGCTTCGGCTGGATGGACTGCCCACCAATCTCGTTGAGACGCTTGCTGGCGTACAGGAACAGTTCCTCCATACGTCGGCGGTCGAGCGCGTCTCCGTTTGCGAGGAAGTGGGGTCTTACCATTCCGCCAGTCATAGGATTACTCCGTCAACTTTGTCTGGTGGGAGGTGGAGTTCTTTCTGAATCAGCGGGAGATTCTTCTCCGACACTGGACGCTTGGACTTCTGGCGCCAGATCACTTTGTTCAGCGGTGGGGCTTTGAGGCTCATGTGATGGAACTCCTTCCCTCGTTCCCGAAGGAGAGCCCCATAGCCTTGAGGCGTACACGGTGTCCAGTAGGGAAGGTGAGTTCGATAGCATGGGAGTAGCCGGGCACGCCCTTACCCAACTGTGGAGTGATCCACACGTCCCGAGGGGAAAGCCAGTCAGGTTGCTCGGTGTACAGAAACTTCTCATCCCACCACGGGTGTGGGAAGGTCTGCCTACTCATCGACGACTTGCTTGGCATCGAGTGGGTAGGGTACGACGTGGAAGGAGTGGTGGTGAACTCACCCTCCACCTGTACGTCGAAACCGTCTACAGAGGAAGGTTCCATCAGTAGCCGGATGTCTACCAGATTGCGCTGCTGCATCGGTGAGGCTTGGTCTGGGATCAAGCCCTTGAAGTAGGCCACCGCGGTAGCTGGGAAGTCTCCCTTGAACAACTCGTAGATGCTATCGTCGCAGCCGAGGATGCAATCCTTCCAGACTGTTACGTCGAACACCTTCTCTTTGATCAGGAACCAATGTTGGTTCACCAGATCGTAGATAATCAGGTAGTTGTTCTCGTTGGACACCGAGTCCTTGTTGATCGTGAGCACGTACCAGTTACGGTACTTGCACGCGGTGTGGATGAAGAACCGGCTGTCAACATACAGGTCTTGCAGGAAGTACGGAGCTTCTACTGTGGTGTGTTTCTGCCCATCATAAAAGCCAAACCCGTCAGACCAAAGACCAAAGATAGCGCCACCAACGTCCACAAAAGAACGTCCATAGTTCGACCCCCGAGCTTTGTTCTGCTCAAGTACGGCCATCAAGCCGTTGTTGTCGTAGAGGACCTCTACGGTAGAACGAGTGATCACTACCACGCGGTCGGAAAGCTGAATCACGCACCGCACATGGTCAAGGGCGTGATACTCGTTGAGAGGGCGGAACTGCCCAAACAAGGCTACGTCCGAGAACGTAAGGCGGTACGGGTCTTCATGTCCAGCAAGAAAGATCCGTCCGAGAGCCGAGCATCCGATAGTCGCCTGTGTAGGGCCACGGACGGTAACGTCGATAGGAGTCTGCTCAGCAAGCGTTCCATCCGAGATACGGAGGACAGCTCTTCCAGTAGTAGTTTCCTCAACGATTGTGTCGGTCCAGTAGAGTCCACGTTCACCGGCACCTCCGTCAGAGTTGAGTGACTGCGTGCGGCCAATGCGAACCCCAGCAATGTGAGACTCGATCATCGGCGGGTAGTAGTCGAGGGTAAGAAAGCGTACAGCCTTGTAAGCCGGGTTGTCAGAGTAAGATGGTGAAGAAGCTGCCGGATCGTTTCCGTAGTAGAGATCCCTATTGGGGATAACTGTGATTGCTCTGCTCGCGGAGCTAATGCAACCATGGTTACCATACTTGTCGAAGAACTGGACTACACACTCGTAGATGCCATCTACCCTTGTGGTTCCGTCTACACCGAGATTCTCTCCTGGCCCATTGTGAGGAGTTACACCGGGCCAGAAGTAGCACTTGTATCTGAAAGCGCCATAGCCATATGAGATAGAACTTGTCTCGGTGTACGGGATCTGCGTCTCGCGAGCGTCCGGAGCCATCGGGGCTTCCTGTACGCCGAGAGGGTGAACACCCTCTACCCCATCCCACATCTGTACTGCATCACCAAAGTTAACCACAATGAGCTTAGACTCATGAACAAACAGATACGGGTAATAACCCGCTGCTCCGAAAGTCTGCCCGGTGAAGGTGTATAGTACCTCGTATCCATTCCCATGTACCCTACAGAGTTCTGCTCCACGAACGAACACGATATGCTCGTATCCGCGCACGTCGCGAAACACAAACACTCGCGTGATGTTCTTGTTGGTCGTAGGCGGCACGTCCTTGTTGGAGGTGACGCGCACGAACATGTCTACCCTACCCGGGTAGTTGACAAGGTAGCCCTCGTCGTCCGGGTAGAAGTTGTAGCTCCCGTCGCCCAAGGACAGAGTGTTGACCTGCTCACGACCAGTAAGGCCAGCAAGGAGGAAGAACATCTGTTCCATTAGTTCCTCCAGTTGAGGTTTTCAACCCAATCGTCACCCAACGTACCCGGCTGATCCCGGTTGTGAGTCTCTGGTCCCACGTCGTCGTTGCCGGACGAGCGTGTGACCGTAATCAAGTAGTTCAACTGACCACGGAAGGCCATCAAACACTTGCGGTACTCTTCTGGGGTACGGGTAGACAGGTTGATGAGTCCCGTCAGGTAGATGCGGAGAAGCTCAATCATCGAGTCGTTGGTTCCCAACTCGATGAGATCTTCCTCATGCGGGCGGAACGACCAGTTGTTGAGGTGCTCCACGTACAGGGTGCGTACCGTGTCGTCCGGCGGGGAAAAGAGTCGGATGGTAGACCAGCTTCCATCCCAATGGCGCTCCTTGCCATAGAACCACGAGCCAGTGAACGTGTCACGGAGGCCGGTGGCAAGGGGGCTACGTGTCTGGATGCTCCACATAGGGCACCGGACTCGGTTCGGATCGGCTACCGAGCGGTACAAGCGCAGGCTGTAGGAGGTTCCCTCCAACTGGTCGGCGTTGACCGGGTTACCATACGTCACCATCGGCTGAAAGCCTACCGAGGTATACTTGAGCGTAGGCCCCGGAGCCGACTCCAACCCTGTCTCGGAGTCGAAGATGGTGTAGAAGTAGTAGATGATCTTGCCCGTCGTCTCCCAAGCTACCGCGTTCACGCCGGTTACTGAGGGAGGGAACAGCGGGGAGGGGAGGCGAACATTGTCCGACTCCATGTAGGCACGAGGAAGACCTACATCCTGCTGGAAAGTGAACCTCCCGTGGAACAGACGGGTCTTGTATGCCTCGCTGTAGCGGGACAGCTTGAGGCTATCAACCTCTACGGTACGCAGACGGGTAGTAGGGAAGGAGAACTCGTCCCGGACGAGGCTGATCGTCGTGGCGGTAGACGAGCCCTTGATGCCACGGTCCACATAGATGCGAGCCGGGTTGGTCTTGCCGATGTCGGTGGTGCGATACCACTCGTCACCGAGCTTTACCTTGCGCCCGGTGTAGGAGTAGGTTATGGCAACCAGCGGGGCCGAGCAGGTGATGTAGGAGTCACCCTCGGTCCATGTGAAGGTGACGCCGGAAGCCTCAGAGACAGACTTGAGCGTAAGTCTGCTCTTACTGGTCCAGTTCCACGACCAGCCGTACTCGCGAATGAGGTTGACGGCCTCCTCGATCCAGCGATAGAACAGGTCCATCTCCCCGGACTTGCCGAGGGACGCAGCCATGAAGTCTACGAGGGATTGTACGGATTCTGTTTTCAAGAGCTTGGCCTTTTAAGCGGAAGAGCCGGGGCGGTGTGACCCGCCCCGGCTCTGTTGCGGGTAGCTAAGCAGGCTTAGCGGTAGCGCCGCTTGGGCAGGACGATCTCGACCTTGATGGTGCTCGCACCGCCGACAGTCTCCAGCGCGCGGGCGACCGCCTCACCGTAGCGGGGGCTGGCGTCGCCGGTCATGTTCTTGAACAGTGTGGAGTTGATCGATGCGACGCTGGTGGGGTCGAAGTCGACCGCGTCCATGAGCTTGCCGTCCGTGGCGGACGAAGCGATGAGCATCTCGCCGGAGGTCACCGCGTCGCCCGTGTAGACGTACCAGACGCCGCCACGGATGAGCCAGAGGAAGTCGCCCTCCTCGATGGTGAGGCAGCGGAAGTTCTCCTGCTGGTCGGCGTTGTCCGTGGCGTGCGTGAAGTAGTCCGCGAACAGGAAGCCGGCGAACTCGCGGGCCTTGGAGCCGCTGGTGCAGAGCGCGCCAGTCTCCAGCAGGCCGTAGTTGTCCTTGGTCGGAGTGATCGTGGCGACGCCCGTGGCGCTGTAGGCGACCGTGGCGATCTCCAGCGAGCCAGCGCCGACCGGGTGCAGGTAGGGCACGAGTTCGAGGTAGTACTTGACGCCAGCGGTCGTCTCGTAGAGTACCTTGCGGACGACGCTCCCGTCGTACATGTCGGAGGTGACGATGATGCGCCGATTGGCGATGTCCGCCGCGCGGACGACCACGTCGGGCTGGAGCAGCTTGCTCGAAGGGTCGAGGTCGGTGAAGATGCCGGTCTGGTTGCGCATGATTGATCCTTACGCGTGGTAGGAGAGGGAGCAGGTGATGGCCCGGGCAGCGGCGGCAGAGCAAGACGCCTTCGCCCGGATCTTGGAGTTCGCCGGGATGATCGGGCCGGTCAGAGGGAAGAACCCGGAGTTGTTGGCCTGACAGAAGAAGCGACCGAACTCGATGTCGGTGTCTCCGTAGTAGAGGACCACTTCGGCGTACTCACCGGCTCCGAGGTCGCTGATCTGGACGTTCACACCACGAACGATGAACGCGGTCGTGATTGCGTTGGCGGCGACGATCTGCGCGAACGCTCCGAGCGTGTTCCCAGCGGCGTCGCAGGTTACGGCCACCCCGGCGGCGAGCGTCGGGTAGACCTTCATAACCCCGGTGAACCGTGCGAGGATGAGCACCGCGTTGGCAAGCAACGTGGTCACATTCCCCTGCATCGTGGTGATTGTCCCAGGAATGGTCGTGTTGACCGCGGTCCAGGTGGTGTCAATGACCGACTTCGCCGTCGCGAGAGCGGTGGCGGTCGCAGCGGCCGTCGCCGGGACACCGGCTTCGATGAGGGTCAGGATTCGGCGAAGGAGAAGCTGCATGACGTTGTACTCGAGGTCAGAGGGTTTGGAAACAAGAGCGGCGCGTCGGTTAGACGCGCCATCCGAGTCCATGTGCTACCACGTTTCCCAACGGCTGCCGTTGTCCGAGCCAGCGACACCGTTGTCGTTGAGGCGGCTGACGCCGAGGTTCATCGAGGTGATGGTCCACTCGGTCTGCTGCAACTGGCGGTACGGGCTGCGAGGCACAATCTTCCGCATGTTGATGTTCGGGTGCTGGATGATGCCAAAGCAGCCGTTCAACTCCAGAGCGGAGTTCTTGCCGATGTCCTCGAGGTCGCGGTCCAGCTTGGCGGTGTCGCGCGAGTCGCCCGTGCGGTTCGAGTCGTACTTCTCGTCGAGGTGGAGAGCGTAGATGGAGTCGGCCGGGCAGGAGGGGTCCCATGCCATCGGGATGCCATCGAAGAGGAAGTTCTGGAAGCCGAAGTCGGCCGCCTTGCGTTCCGTCATGAGATGGTACGGGGTGCTCATCTCGAGCATGGCGCGCTTGAACAGGTTGAAGCACGCCTTCGTGGTGATCAGGTCCGACGGGATAAGCGTCGTGTTGGTCGTGTTGTTGATGAGGCTCAACAGCGCGAGCACGCCGGCCGGGAGGGTCGTGCCAGCCGAGATGGTCCCGAAGTTCGCCGCGAGCTGGACGTACTGGTTGCGGAACCAAGGCTTCGTAGCCTTGTTGACTCCGCTGACCACCGCGGTCTGCGAGCCGGGCGCGGCCTTCTCGAGGATGGTGCTCAGGCCGTCGGGCTGCTTGCCACCGGAGCCGGTCCAGAGCGCAGCGGCGAGGGTGCGGCGGAGCGCCCACGACGTCTCCATCGCCTGAATCTCCAACTGGTCGAAGACCTGGTTGGGATCGTGCTCCTTCTGCCACATCTCCAACTGGTCGAACCCGGAGGGAACGACGCAGTAGCGGTTCGTCCAGTAGCCCATTGCCGGCTGGGTCGAGGTCGCGTCTGGGAGTGTGTCGCCCTTGTCGATCCACTTGCCCATCTGGGGAGGGGCGATGTAGAACGGCACCTGCAAGGAGTCGTAGACCTTGAAGATGTTTCCCGCCTGCCGCATCCGGTAGTACAGGTAGTTCTTCAACATCTCCTGGACGACGAGCTTCTTGGCGCGCTCATCGACCGCTTGGATCAGCGGCAGGGACTCGGTGTAGGTGCGAGGCGTCATCTTGGCTCCTTAAGGGGTGGTCAACCGACGATACTCGTCGGGGTTGTCTCGCTGGAGGATCTCCCTGATGGTCAGGGGACGATCCGCCTGCGCGGTCTGAGGCTGGGTTGCGGGACGCTGCGACTGAGCAGTCTGTTGCTGCTGGGCAGGCTGCTTGGTGGCCTTGAGCTTCGCCTCGTACTGGCGAGCGCCCCGGTCCTCAGCGTCCTTGATGATCTTGTTGATGTTGTGAAGGACCAACAGATCCTTCGGGGTGAGGTCTCCGCCGGCCTTGCGGGCCGCAAACTCACCATACTTGCGTACCTCGTCAGGAGACGAGAAGTGGTGCGAGTAACCCGGGGCAATCTCGGTGATGCCCTGAGCTACGTTGATCATGTCCTGCTGGAAGGTACGGAACCGAGCGACCTGAGCCTGCTGGTCCTGGTACTTGCGGAACCCGTCCGCATTGTACTCCTTGGGAGGCTCCGGATCGTTGATGGGCGCGAGGAACCCGGAGAGTGCGCTCCGGTTTCCGGCCACATCGATCTTGGGCTCAGCCGAAGCCGCCGCCGCAGGAGCAGTCTGCCCCGAGGAACTCGGAGTCTGCACGCCGTCGTTGACAGGTGCAACCTGCGACGGGGCCGAGTCGGTGGGTGCGGGGGTATCGATGATGTTGTCCATGTAGTTCCTTACAGGCCAAGAGTGTTGATGAAGTCCTGCTCAGCGAAGAAGGTCTGTTCGGCCAACTTTGCTGCGCGGGCGGTAGGGGCAGGGGTATCACCCTGATGGAAGGTCGAGTGCTGGGAGTCAGAGATTCCAGAATCCTGACCAGCGCAGTAGAGGTCGAGGCCCTCGCGCTTCATGTAAGTCTCCTGCTCCGCTTTGGAGTGGAAGATCACATCTTTGCGAGCGATCATGGGCTTGCCGTCAGGCGTGATACCGACCTGCTCCGGGCAACCCTTAACCTTGATGGGCCAAGGGTTTCCGGCGGAACCACCACCAGAGATGACCACTTGGGGAGTGTTCAACTTTGGGGTGAAAGAGGTGTTGGAGCAGGACGGACAGGGGATGGCCGGTGCGACGTTGTACGATGACATGGTACGAACACACTCAACCGTCGCGCGGCATTGTGAGCAAGTCCAGTCGTATCGAGGCAAGGTTACATTTCTCCGGTTCCGGTGCCTGTCCTCAGCGCCCCTGAAAGTGCGTTACCGAGGTTCACACCTCGGTCACCCATCTGTCGTTCGGGATGCTGTCCGGCTCCTGCATCCATCATACCTTGCCCTTGTGGAGCAAGGCCAGAAATATCTTGCAGGGCGGCGGAAAGCGCAGGGTTAACCGCCGGAATCGCCGCTGCGCCCGCCCGGGCCATCAGCATGGTTGGGGTAAGGCCGAACTTCCGCACGAACTGACGAGCGATCTCCGGCTGATTGAAGAACTGGAGAAGCGCTCCACCAGTGTCAGAGTACAGCAGTCTCAGAGCCTGCACGAGGATGAGCCTGTCCTCTGTGGTGGCTGACTGGTCGGCATCACGAAGCTGAACCTCGTAGATGTACGACGAAGTGAAGTCGTGAGTGCCAGCGTCCATCGACACCATGTCGGACCCGTACTGATACTTGCGGCTACGAGTGCTGTTGAACATGGCTACGAGGTGCATCAGCTTGAGCACCACCTGAACGAGCGCATCGTTCACAGGATCTTTCATGCCCTCCACGTTGATGCCGGTAGCATCGAGGAGAGCTTGCGTCTGACGAGCGGTAATGTCCTTGACCGCTTGTCCACGGTCCAGGTCGGAGGAACCGCTCGACGACTGAGCCTGACCCTTGATCCAGTTGATTGCCGCGATCAAGTTCTGGTCGAACGACTCCTCACCGATCCGCTTCACAGCGTTCGGGTCGTTGATCTTGATCACGCCGTTGTAGTTGTCGTCGTTGAGCTTCTTGTCCTCACCGTCTGCGAGGCCAGCCGCATCGGGTACGCCCCACTTGCGGTTGAGCATCCGGTTGAGAGAGCGGAACATCGCCTTGCTGCCCTTATCGAAGGCGTCAGCATAGGGCTTCAACTCCTCTGCGAGGGTGATGTCGTACATCTTCTTGAGCTTGGACAGCTTCACCGGAGTGAGCGGGATCATGCCTCCGAGCGGAGCCTTGGCGCACTTGACAACATTGTGTGGCTCGTTGAAGATGTAGGAGACGAAGTAGTTGTTGTACTCCGGATCGTTCCGGTCCCGGATGATCCAAAGCTCCGCGACCATGAGCATGTTTGGGAACAGCTTGATGTTGTCGCCCTCCACCGTCTCGAACAGGTAGATGAACTCAGAGTTCACGGCAGCCTTGTTGGGGTACTGATACCCGCTCATGGTCTGCAACTCCTTGATCGTGAGGAATCGGAAACGACAGATGTAGTCCATCCCGTCCCGATCTTTGGCGTTCAGGTTCGTGATCACGTAGCGCGGGTCAACGGACGCGGCCCACGGGTAACCGAACAGAGGTGAGAAGATCGGCGCGGGCTCAGGGGCCTCGGCCTCGGAGGGGAAGCTCTCCAACGGGGAGAAGGCATCAACCTCCTCGGTAGGTACGCCCCGCATCTGGAGGTCCTCAGCGGGCACTTCCTCGAAGCGGTCGATGTTCTCGCGACCGCCCTCCACGTTCGGCGTGGTGAGCTTCCTCATCATGTCGAGGGAGTACGGGTCCATCGGGTGCCCCACTTCGACCCACCCCTGCGAGGCCCACGTAGCAGAGGTGAGAGCGTCCTTGAACGCGTCGGGCACCTTGGCGATACGAGACACAGACTTCGCCACGATGGCGGCGTTCTCTGCCTGATCCTTGAAGTCAGGGTCGTCAGGGTCGATGGTGATCTCGGGGGTGCTCGCGAGCAGCCGGGAGTGCAGCATACGAACGAACTCGCTGGCGAGGTTTCCGGTACGGTTACCTCGGGCGTTGCTGGAGTCGTCGCTGTTGCGGACCAGAGCGTAAGCCTCGGCCCACTTCTTGTCAAAGCGCCCGCGGCGAGTGATGAGATCGCTCTTGATGCGGAGATCCCAAGCGGCGAGGTTTTCGATGGGGATGTTCATTGGAGCCATTCCTCCGCATCCAGCAGGACGCAGTCAGAGAGTTTGAAACCTTTCTGTGGTTCTTCTACAACCGTGGGAACTACATGTTTGACAATCACCGGAGCTTTTATGTCCTTGCCTCCGCACCGCCACAACCTACAAGTCTGCGAGTGAGCCTCGGCCATCACTCCGTCGTCATGGAAACCGGCCGCCGCTTGCGGCTTCACTTTCGCCCCTATCATCTTGTTGATGAAGTGTTCAATCTGCGAGTACAGGTACGCGTAGAAAATGCGCTTTGGATCACGCGAATAACTTGCACGCAACTGTGCGAGCAGATCGGGCCGGTTACTCCCCACTACGGTCCACATCCGATCTTGGATAGGGCGCGTCTCTGGTTGTGAGGTGTAGAAGTTGTTCGGATAGCCTGTCTTGATCACATCCATGAGGACAGTGTAGCCCACACTGTTGCGCTCACCGTTGATCCAAGCCATATTGTACAGACGAGCCACCAAGATCAGATGCAACCAGAGTTCTTCCGGTCGGCACCTACCATGCCATACCGCCACGGTAGATCCAAACTTGTTCTTGATGGAGATGAACGATTCGTCGGGCTCATTCTCTCCACCCGACTTGGCTACCGTCTTTCCCTCTGAGATGTCTACGCCTGCGTAGTATTCCATCCCTGGTTCTGGAGCTTCCCAGATTTTAAGCTCACCGAACTTGTCGTCTACCAACTTGGGTAGCAGATTGTGGTGGGAGCAAGGTCGAAGATGGTCCGCAAACCCGTTGGCGTCTACCACCCGACCAGTAAAGCTCGGTGGAATCAGGTTACGAGCCATGATCTTGAGCGTAGACGGGGCAAAGTAGGTGGACGCTACGTTACGCCACGCATGTTCCGGAGTAGTAGGGTACTCTTGGTCGAAACTGGAGCGATTGCCGTTGAACTTCCGCTTGATCTGGTGGCGACGCCAGAGGATCTGCTCAAACCTAAGATGGTAGCGTTGCGCGTACTGTTCTTCGTTGAGAGTTATGTTCTCGCCAGTCTCTTCGTCGATGTAGGTGTCGAACAGGTCCTCATCGTTGTTGGCATAGTCGGGAAGAACCCGATTACTCGGGATGGCATACTCAGGAGAGATGTGCCAAGGCAGGAACACGGGGTAAACGTAGCTGTCCTCCCCGCCCTTCTGCTCCATCGCCAGCGTCCAGCCCTCGTAGAAGGCGTCCATACCGACGGCGGTAGACTCATCGACGTGGACCGTCATGATCGAGTCAGGCAAGCCGGGGAGCACGGAGTTCTGTACCTCAAGAGCCCGCTTGGCAGGCCACTTGGGCTTCTCGGACTCGTGTACGACGTGGATCATCTCCGACGTACCGGGGTTCGGAGCCTGTGCGGACTCGAAGAATATCTTGGAGCGGTTACTAAGGAATACCACTCCACCTTCACGCTTCACCATCTTGGGAAGGTGAGGGAAGATCTCCTTAATCCGCTTCAACCACTCGATCACCATGTCTCTCTTGGTGACGTTGTGCTCATCTTTGTCGATGATAAACATGACATGGTAGCTGTCTTGGGTCAGACACATCCAAACCCAGAAGGCAAGCAGGTAGGTGGTACACCCAAGCTGCCGAGCCTTGAGGATCTTCAGCCGCAGAGGCTTCTTCTGGATGAACATCACCTGCGCGAAGAGCGCCCATAGCTCCTTCTGCGCATGGTTCAGGATGAAAGGCCCCGATCCACCGTGGGGGAACTCTGGGTTCATACCCGGACGGTAGGTAATCTGGAGCGCGTGCTTGCAGAAGTGCTCAAAGTCCGACCGAACTCGCTTGGGATCGGGGAACTCGGCCAGTTGAACCACTGGTTTTACGGGTAGGACCGGCTCGGTGAGTACGGTGACTACCTCTTTCTCGAAGGGCTTCCGCTTGACCGGCTTGGCAAAGCTCTCTTGCGTAGCCAAATCCAGTAGCGCCTGCTTACGAGCCTGTGAAAACTGCTCGCGAGTGATCTCGTTGTCGTACACGACCCTACTAAGGTCGCAGTACTCCTTGATCTGCGCGTTCAGAGTATCAAGCTCAGCCCGAAGTTGCGCCTCCTTATCAGGTTTGGCGTTCTTCAAGAAGATGCTGACTACGCTCCGTCTACCAATGAGTTCCAATACTGTGGACTCAAGGAACAGAGCGTCATTGTCATTCCTCTTTGACATCTATGACCAGCAACGTATCACGGGCGTGGACATTCTGGATGATGGACCCGTTGACCTGCTTGGGAGCATACTGCTGGTACATGTCGTCCGTGGTGGGCGACGCCGTGTGCATCACTTCAGGGGAGAGGCCCATATCACCACCATCCAGAGCGTCAAGAACCATAGCACCGCGAGCCACGTCGGCGGGATTGATGGTAACGACTTCCTCGAAGAGCATCCGGTTACCCGCACCGTCAACACGGTACCTCCGGGAGATGCGCTCACCTTTGATGACGACGGCGACATTCTGCTCCAACTGGTCCCGGTCAATGAGACCCTTATCCCTCATGCGCGTAAGCAGCAGAGAGCGCGTTTGTTCGAGGTCGTTACGACGGCCGGACATCGGACTGTTGCTGTTGCTTCGGCGTGCTGTCGATCTTCATGTCCTTGTACTGAAGGCTCAAGGTAACGCCAGCAAGAGCGGCGATGATGACCAGACCGAGGACGCCAAAGACGCCCATCGTGATCTGGAGCTTGCCAAAGCCTTGCTGGATCACCTTCGTCTGCTCCTTGCGCTCTTCGGATGCTACTTCCAGAGTGTCCTTGAACAACTGGAAGATCATCTCGAAGTTATCGGTAGACAATGTAGCTCCCCCTCTTGTCACACTGGAGCATTTGTCGCCGGTTCGCCTGACGTTCGAGACGCTCACCCGATCGGCACGATACATGGATGAACCCGCGATTGGGGTAGAGGATCGCTTGGTCGAACGGGAGCTTGCTACGAACAAGCATCTCGAACGCCAGCCGGAGCGGCATGTTGAGGGGCACACAGTCGGTGGCCTCGCCCTTCATGTGCTGGGAGTCTGGCTCCCCACCCACCGCGTCGTTCAAGGCTTGGTTCCGATACCAAGAGTTGACTTGGATGGGACCAACCTTCTCGCGCCATGGCTCAAGGACGTTCTGCGCACAGTAACGCATACGCTCCTCGATCAGCGGGGGAAGCTCCTCAATCCGCAGCCCGTGGCTGTTGACGAAGCACTCGTCGAAGCCGAAGTGTGCGGAGAGAGATGGGAAGTTGCTCACGCCTTCTTCCCCAGATGCAAGCTCAGGAAGAACTTGACGATGGCGAACGCCACAGGTCCATCGACGGCATCGACCACGACGCCGACCGGACCCATCTCGTCGAACGGAAGGAGTCCATCGACGATGGCTACCACTTCACGGATGACCTCGTCCTTGGACTTGCCGGACGCTGTGAGCGCGTGAGCGATGTCCACGATTTCGGTACGGTGGGTCTTGAGGAGGTTCACGATTTTCATGACAGCAGCTTGATCCAGATGACGTAGGAGTAGGTGTCGCCAGCGTCGCCGTCGAGGTTGGCGTAGAGCTTCAAGTTGGCATCAACCTCGCAGATCGCTTGGATGTCCGCGGTGTCGAACAGGTCGGCGGCAGCCGTCACCTGTGTGCCGCGGTACTCTTGCGAGATGAGTTCCGCCGCTGCTCCGGTTACGGAGAACACCCGCGGACGCTGCTTGGTCACGCCAGCGCCCGCAGTGCGGACGGACTTGAAGCGGCAGATCTCTACGCGAGGGAGTACGCTATTCGTCGCTGACGGAACAGCAAGCTCGATTTGAGCATTGCCAGCTACGGAGCCAGCGAACTTGAGGTAGGTGTCACGCGCCATTTTACTTGCCTCCAAAGAAGTCGAACAACTCGGCTGGCTTCACCCCAGCCTTGATGCTCTGGCTGTCAGGGGCGTTCCCCGTGACGTCGGGGTTCAGGGGCTCGTCCGAAGCTACTGGAGTCGCCTCATCGCCCGTCGTATCGTCACCTTTCGCAAGCGGCTCTTGCGAAGCCGGGGCCGGTGTCTCGCTTGCGGTGTTGCCCGGACCAGCAATGTTTACTGAGTTGTTCTCAGCAGTCCGCAAGCGGTGAAGATTGAGAGCAGAAAGAAGCTTGTCCTCCACGTCGATGACGTAGGTGTGGACGTCCTCAGTGGTAACCTTCCCGATCTGCTCGCTGATGTGAGCAGGGAAATCGAGGGTCACCGTGGCACCGTTCGCGACCTGACGAAGAATGACGCGAAGGATGAGGGCTGCGACGTGGTTCACTTCTGCACCTTGTAGGCTTCGATCTTGGCGATCAGGAGGTAGTACTCGTCTCCAGTACGCACGTAGTCGTTCATGGCTTGAGCCATGAAGTAGCTCGCGTCTACTGCCTTGGGAACCTTTGCATAAGCCGCATCAATCTCGGCCTTGGTGGGCCGGTCGTTCGGGTCATGCTTGGCGAGTCGGTCGAGAAGCTTCTGCATCACGTCCACTCGGTGAGTTCGATGTTTGGCGGCTGTGTACCCAGAGCAGCCGGGACGCAGGGATAGACCCCGCCCAGCGCAATGACACCAGAGGCCGCACCCCAAAGAGCCTGGTCATCACCGACCGGGAACGTCCTGCGCCACGTCGGCTGCGTGCCGATACCTCCGGTACAGGCTGTCCTCATCGCAGCATAGACATGAACGCCTGCCGGGATCTCCGTCGTGAACGCCGCTGTGTTCCGCTTGAGGCCAGTACCCACGGCCCAGGTCGTGATGTTGCCATCCGCGGCGACGACGAGACAGGTCAACGACATCCCTCCACCGCGAGGCTCGGTCGGGCCAGACATGATCGCGAACTCACCAATCTGGTTGACGGACCCCATCACGGCAGTAAGCATCGCGCGGACATGCTTGAAGGTCGTGGGTCGCTGCGTGTAGCCGCAGTAGACGGCGTGGAGTACGCCGCTGGTGGAGGGGTTACCAGATGAGTCTGCGGTGAGCGCGCTGCGCCATGTCGCTCCGTGCGGATCAATCTTGGGGAGGCCAAGAGCGGCGACGGCAACTGGGTCAGTGACCGAAGCCAGTACCTCCAGCCCTGTTGCTCCGGGAGCAGCAGCATCGGCTATTGCTGTCAGGTTGGCGCTCAACGGCTGAGCACCAAGAGACGTTACCGTCTGCATCCGGGCTTTGTTGGGCTTATCCATGCGTACCCTATATATAGGAGTGGGGAGAAGTGCAAGAATATTCTGATAAGGCAGGTTGACAGCAGGTTATTCGCGGTTACTATATACACTGGAAGGTGCCTATGTGGTTGATGCTGATTCTCTTGCTCTGCTGCTCACAGCCATTTACGACGTATGAGAGACATTGCTACATTGACGATGTGGAGGTTCTCTGTGAGGACGGGGAAGATGACTCTGGCGACTCTTGAATAACTGCGGTCCTGTTTCGGGGCGAGGTCCCAGATGAAGGATATTGTCCCGCGCGGGCGTGGGGCAGGTCGCGGTCCTTGGCGCCCCATACTGACCCGTTAGTCGGTTGCACACTCATGCGCAGATATAGCTCGGCCTGTCACACACACGCAAACCGAGCTATCCAAGCTAAGACCGAGCTAACTCGGCCGCGCCCGTTGGCACCAGTCGCGCTCTGGCGTCGATCCGCCCGTTGCGCGTAGGGGCGTAGCGGCCCAGATGTCAGAAACCCCGTAGCGGCGAAATGACGCTCTGACGGCGTTTAGGGGTTTAGGGGTAGATCCCTCATGTAGTTTCGAGGTCTGGTGCGGAAAGGCACTAGGGGACGAGGGCAGCCGACGGCAGGGGACGAGGGCAGCCGACGGCAGGGGACGAGGGCAGCCGACGGCAGGGGACGGCGTGAGCATGGTGCATTTACGGACGAACGCCGGTTATTCCGTTTACAGTGGGTGTACTCAACGTCACTATCGGCCGCGAAGCTGCGTTTACGCCGAGAAACCCTTGACGCGTCAAACAGGGTGCAGAGAAACCGATCGGCGACTACACTCGGTGCAACCTGCATTATCCGCCGAAATACTCACCCGAAAGTCTTGACGTTGCTTGCGTACAACAGGGAGAAACAAGGATGTTCCTTCACACTTTCAGATCACTACCCCCCCTAACTATACAGATACATACTACTCTTCTTCTATGTCATTGATATTGCTTACACCCATTCGGATTCTGGTGCTGCTCTGTTACACACTATCTGTCAAGGGTATCTGATCAGATTCTCAATAATAGCTATTAGTGCAGCTTCAATGTACTCAATCACTTTCCTTAATGATTCTACACTCATGGAAGAAACGTAGGTGCTATCTGCATAGTTGGAAGGTACACCGATCCGATGTCTTCCCAGCCCCGCCCCGGACGGCCGAAAGTGAAGGGTATAAACGTTTGGAAAGCCCCTTGACAGCGCCCGGGTAACCAGACAGCGCCCGATCCGACCCGTCAGAGCACCTCGTAAGTACCTGATATCACTACAGATTCCCCCTGTAGTAGAGATGCACGCGTAGGGGCCGAATACCTAAGCAATATCACGCACTTAGCTCCATGTGACGCTTTACGTCATGCTACGATCCGCATGGTAGGCTCTATGTGACGTAAAGGGTCACCTCGGACTGACGTAAATGGTCACATGCCCGGGCGCGCTCGTCAAGGAAGTGTCAAGCAAGCGTCAAGGAAGTGTCAAGCTCAGACGGGCCATGAGTTAAGTGCCTGTTATCATTACCTTGGCACGGCCATTGCTAAGACCCTGTTTGCCGGTGAAATGGCACACGGGTAGCAAGCGGTTCCAGTCCGTAGCTAACCGCAAGGTTTCTACAGACTCCGCCTTGACAGTCTCCGCAAGGAGGTTACATGGTACGGGTAAGCAGAAACGAACGGTGTACGGCAGCTAACGCCATAAAGATAGCTGCATTGACATTCTGGTAAGTAACGTCAAGATGCCACCGGGCATAAGACGGTAAACCCGCAAGTAAGCACGTCGTGAGACAGTACTGAACGCGGGGACGGCGAAGAGCCGATCATCCGTTAAGTATCCGGGTACCCCGCGACGCTCACAGAATAAGAAAGCTCTTTGCAAGGATAGGACATCTCACATCTGACTATCAGTCAAGCACGCATACCCTGCTCAATACAACGTAGCAGACACGGGCAAGACTTCCATCCCGAAGGGTTTACACCCCGAGCGAGATGTGCCAAGCAAGACAATGATATGGTGCGCAAGCGTAAGACTACCTGCAAACGGAGGTAGCAGACAGCGCAACTAAGGCCCTAACGGGTAGGATGTTAGCTGACACGGCGTCAAAGAAGAAACGTTCCTAAGCGAACGGACGCAATAGTATAGTTGTCAGTGATTAATCTCCGGAGTACGGAGTATCCGAGTAAGACAAACACCTTGTAATGGGGTGACTTGTTAGGCAAATAGAAAGGACAAGCGCGGTAAACGAGGTACGCTTTCATAGGCGCATCTTAGCTAACCCGCCGCGCTTGAGATAGTAGGCTACATGCTAAGCTGGTAACACGTTAGGCCGCACACTGAGGCTGACGGCGCATGTAGTGACTACAGGGTAACGGCGGTGAGCGTACAACGTGCAAACGTCAGGGCGCTCACTACCCGCTATGAACGCACAGCGATAAAGTGTAACATGGACCATTAAGCGTCCGCTCATAAGCTGTGCGTTCATACCGGGTATGTCCCCCGGACAACGCAACGAGGTAACCAACTATGTCAATGATCCATCTCGAAGAAGTCTACGCCACGCTCACCGCAGCGGCCATGCCTTGCACCTCCAATGAAGGCTGGCACCGTGCGGCCCGTAAAGCAGCGCGGGATCTCAAGGCGGGCGATACCCGTGCAGCCGTGCTCTTCGTGGCCCGGTGGGGTGTGAAGTGAGCGAACGTCAAGATCGTATCGACATCGGAGCGCGCTTGATCGAGCGCGACATGATCGGTGCGTGTGCCTTCGAGGCACGACTGAGCTACCCGATCCAGCGCATGACACATGATCTGTTGATGAACGAGATCATGTACCAGAAGGATACCGGCGTAGCTAACGCCGACTTCCTCGCCGATCTGGAGAAGTTGCGTACTGCACTCCGTCAAGTGATGCGCTACTACTGACAACCACGGCCCGGGCGACGCTCGCCCGGTGTCCGCTATAGCCCCGCGTGCTAACGTCGGGCTATAGCGGGTAATGAAACCTGCATAACCAGAGGTAACCAAGATATGATCCGTATCATCGCACAGAGTTTCAGCGTCATGGAGGCAACTTGCGCCATCAGTTTCGGCGAGGTTGTTGGCTACGGGAACACGATCCGACGCGATACCGTCAACGATCGGAGGTACATCCTCCCGTTGACGGAGAAGATCACGGCGATCAAGATGTACCGCTACTGCAATGGCGGGGAGCCCGGGCTCAAGGAGTCGAAGGAACTCATCGAGAAGCTCATCGAGATGGGTGTCAAGGTTGTGGAGTTTGAGATCAACACGTCTCACTTCCACGTCAACAATACCGGGTACGCCGAGAAGCTCGGCGCCGTCCAGTCTACGATCATCTACTGACAGTAGTACGAGTTGAGCCGGTGGCACGAGCCGTCGGCTGCGCCCGCACTATCGCGGATAACCAGAGGTAACTATGCTTTCATACGAAGAACAGAAGGCGGCCGTGCAGGTCGCGGTCGACAGCTTCCCGATTGAGTTCGGCCTGCGAGGCTTTCCCGGCGAGAAGTTCCGTGTCTCTCCGAGCGCGAGCTACTACAGCACGAGCTACGGAGTGATGATCTACACGCAACGCTACGACCACGAGCGCGGCTGGCTCGACTTTGCCAAGGGTAGCCCCGGCGAGTTGCGTGCGCAGATCGTCAAGCTGCCGGCGTGAGACACTACAGTACGCCGGTACGAGGTACTACGTGGCTCAGTATCTACTGGGGCCACGAGGTATACGGTGATGTCAACACTTGGGTGATGGGCGGACGAACGTACCTCGCTACGTGGCGTCGCCGCTGACGGCCTTTCCGAACGCATCGATCAAGGTGCGTTGCGATTAGCCAGAGGTAACTATGTATATGATCCCATTCTACTG